TCTTGATTTTACGAACGTTACTTTTTCCGTACCTGTTAACGATCCTTTAGCGTTTGGCTCGAAAGAGACGACGTTTCAATATGGTTCGGCTGAAAAGTTTTCTAATCTTGAGGCGTTACGCGGTCGCTTGCCTGTTGAAATGGATATTACTATGGGCGTTGAAATGGACGCTTACGGCAATCCTAAAACAGTCATTACCGATATTAAAGCGTTGCCCTCTGCTGCTCCACAAATGAATAAATAATCATGGATAAGTTACCTCAATATTTTGATTTATTGTCTGAGCATGATAAGTCCTTTGTTAGGTCTTTTATTTACCTACGTGCTAATCATTTGTGTTTGTCTTGTCATCAACCCGAGAATGAAAAAGATTTAGCAAATCATAATGGTTTTTGTATTGACTGTTATTGTTCGCAACCCATTCTTGAACATGAAATATATACCGATGTACGCCTGTAATCTTTTAGACGAATTTGGCAATTGTGCCGAATGGGTAGAGATGAATAATTTCATTGTGGAATTGTCCATGCTCACCTATGACCAAGTCGGTCAAATCTGTTCAATGACTGCGCTTCTTTTTGGCACTGCATGGCTTTGGAAGCATTTGTCATTGAACGCAAAACGAGGATAGTAAAATGTCAGATAATAATGTTGTTGTTGCCCCTAAACGTAACGCTTTGAAGTCTCGTTACAATCAGGTTTTAGTCGGTGTTGGTGCGTCTTTGCCCCTCCTTGCTATGGCCGAAGTTGATATGTCAGAAGCTACTACGCAAATTGCTCTAGGTGTTGCCGCTGTTGGTGCGCTTGGTGCTGCAAAAATGGCTCCTGCTGCTTTGACATGGGTGTGGTCATTGGTTACTGGTATGGCTAAGCGTTAATTCTTGCTCTGTTGTGCTTGGGGCAGGGGTTGTTAATCCTTGCCCTTTTTTTATGGGGTTCTGTCATGGTCGTTTACGTTCTTATCGTTATCACTGTCGCGTTTTATATCCTCTTTTCTGCATAGGCTATTTATCATGAGAAAAATACTACATATATTCTTGTCTCTTGTGATTGTCTATGCGACTACTACCTCCGCTTATGCTAACACCTCTATTGGCGGTTGGACGGCTACCGATACTATCATTGCTGGTGCTAATACGACTATTAACGCGATAAAAAATGGTGCTAATGGTGCTCTAAAATCTGCTGTCACTGTTGCCCCTCAAGCATCAAAAGTTGGAAAGTTACTAATTCGCGGTGGTGGTGCTGCTGCTTTACTGTTGGCTGTTCCTCAGTTAATTGGTGAGGGTGTTGATTGGGTTCTTGACCCTGAAAATAATAGTATTAAGTATACTGTCCCTGCTCAGGTCGATAATTCTGCGAATGATGATAAATGTAGAGCATGGGCACTTTCTACTTATGGCCCTGATAATCCCTGGTCGGCTAAAGCTGTTGCTGGTCAGCCTGGCACGTATTACGCAGGCAAGTGTGTTTTATCTGACAATCCCACTTTTGAACTTGGTAATCAGCCTGGTTATAAAGCTCCTGTTACTGTTCCTGCTCAAGATAAACACTTACCCATTGATACCGTTGCTGCTCAGGTAATTTCTAACGCTACTGCTGGTGATGCTCCTAGTCAGGAAGCTGTAAAAGATACAGCCTTAGAGGGTTTCGCTGCTGGTGAACATGATGTTGCTCTTGAGTCTGCTGCTGTTGAGTCTGATGCTGGCACAGATAACCCCCCTGATACAACAAACCCTGATAACCCTGCTCCTACTGACCCTGCTGCACCTTTTGACCCTAGTTCTATTATTGCTGCTATTAACGCATTAAAAGCTTTACTTGCTGGCATTTTGTCGTCTATCACTGGTCTTGCTGATATTTTTAATGATGACCCACCGCCTGAGAAGTCACAGTCTGAAACCGATGTTCCAGTAGAGCTACCTCCTGAAGTAAAGAACGCAACTGAATTTGATGTTGATTATATTGGCTTCTCTAGTCAGTGCCCCACGTTACAGCCTTTCTCTGTTGGTATTGGTGCTGCTTCATCGTCTATGACTTTTGATATGACACCGCTTTGTGAATTAGCCGTAACTATTCGTCCTGCAATCATTGCTATTGCTTACTTTATTGGTCTTGGTGTTATCGCCTCTGCTATTAGGGAAACATAATTATGGGTTTTTTCACGAAGTTACAGAACGTCTTATTTGCTGGCAATAAATCGTGGCTATCTCAGATATTAACTGGTGCTGGTCTTGGTTTGGTTAGTACCGCAGTTCTTACCACGTTTATTGATTATTACAAATCTCAGGCAATCGCTAATCTTGGTCAATTGGGTTTAGTCTCAGGCATTTTAGGTTTGTCTGGTCTTGATAAAGCATTGTCGATCGTAATTGGTGCTTACTTGGCTGGCGTTTATATCAAGACGTTTGCCGCTGGTTTAAAGGTGGTTAAAAAATGATACGAGTTATTGAAGCGACACCAGGCGCAGGAAAAACTAATATCGTTGTAGAGTGGCTTTGTAAAGAAATAGACAAGGGTTTTTACGACGAGATATACACCAGTATTAACGGCTTACGCATCGTGGGCGTTAGGTCGATGGGCGAGCAGTTTGATTGGCGCACTCTTAACCCTGCCAATGACTTAGGTGTTAGAGATGACAAAAAGCGATTAGTCGTGTATGACGAAGCGCAGTATGAAGAAGCCTTTATGAAAGAAAACCGAAAAGATAACCCCATCGGCAAAGACCTCTCTACGCATCGTCATTACGGCATGGATATATGGTTAATTACTCAGTCGAGCACTTTGTTAAATTCCTACGTACACGCGAACACTGGTGAACACGTTTTCATGTATCGACCGCGCAAAAAAAAAACCGTCAAGGTGTATTGGTGGTCACACATTCAGAAGTCATTAAGCAAAGAGGCTTTTAAGACGGCAGACGATGAACAGACGTGGCGGTTAAATCCTTCCATGTTTCCGCTCTACGTTTCGACCAGTGGCGTAACCGATGGACAGACGCGCAAATCTACTAAGTTATTTAGTATCTTGTTCACAGCCGTTATGGTTTTTGCTTTTCTTGGTTTTATGGTCAATCGTGGTGTCGATGCTTTTACCTCAATGAGCGGCAAGGGCGATGATGATGACAAGGTTCTAACGGTAAGCCCTAAAGTAATTAGCGGCGCAATTGGCGGTAATGATGATAAACAACCTAGCTCGGTTAATCGTGAGGTTTCTACAGTATCGGATAATATCAATGATATTCGCGCAAATTCTTCGCAGCCGTCACAAATATATAATCCTGTCACTGGTGGTTATTATACTAGCGGTGATGTGGCTGTTAGTGGTGCTGTGATGGTTGATGGTAAGTGTTGGGCGTACAACGTCAAAGCTCAGCGCGTATTGTTGTCTGACAGTGAGTGTGCAAAGTATCTTGATACGTTTGGCAATATGGCTGCCGTTTCTAATCCCTCACAGACTGCCCCTGTGTCGTCTGCATCTGTTCAGGCTACTACTGCACCATCACAACCTATTCAAGCCCCTGTGCCTTCTGTGGTTGCTCCTGTGTTGTAGTTTCTCGTTGGCTCTGGCGGTGTGCTGTTCTACCTATTAGCATTTAACCCTTTGCCCTCCAGTTACAGCTTTTGTCTACACAGCAGTCATAGGACATTACTTGTAGCCTGTAGCGCCTGATAGTGTCTTTTTACTATCAGGTAGCGTTAAGGCACTAGAATAACCCTCAATACTCTAGCACCCCATAGCGCAAGCGGTGAGCGTGACGAGCCCCCCGCGAGGAATGCGACTGCGATGCGCGAAGCGTCCACTCTATCTAATGGTGGACTCTAGTCCGAATATTCGGAAATTAACGGTGTTATTATTCCTCTGTATCTATGTATTCTTGAATATCTTTTGTTGTTGCTTTTTTCAATCCTGCATTTATGAGAGCATTTACCATTTTTCTTTTTGATGGCGTTTCTCCTGTTTCTTTGACATATTCTTTATTTTTCTCTTTTATGGCTTCTGCGATTTTTGCATCTAGCCTTGATACTTCCTCTTTCATGTTTTTTCTCCTGTTGCATTGTTTCGTTGTTGCATTGTTGCATTGTTGCATGATACTATCATTTTGTTCCCAATATCCTTCATTAGAGGTTTTCATGCTTGACCATCTACGAATATTGATACCAGTGCATGAAAATTACCTGACCCGTGTTAGTGATGGTGGTTCTTTTATTATTGGTAACGTTGGCGACTTCGGTTTTGAAATGGCTTCTCGTTGTGTTGAGCATGATGATAATGGTGTTTTAGTACCAAAAGATTTATATGCTCCTTATGACTCTTTACCCTCCAGTTATAGCGGTTTAGCGGTTAAGTTTTTTGACAAATGCACCCTATCAGACCCCTATGTTGAGATTAAGGCGAGTCCTGCTAAGCTGCTTCAAGGTCATAACGTTTACGGCGGTGAGAGTGTCGGTAATGCTGCTTGCGAAATGCTTGGCATTTTGTTTCAGTCTATCCCTGAATTAGCTCCGCGCCTTGATATATCTCTTGCCACTATTGGACATATTGACACGACTTTTAGCAGTACCGTTACTAATGAAGCCATTATTCCCAAAATTATTGATTATTTGTCTCGTATCAGCAATGGACAGACACGCGCACAAAAGAACAAAAAGTATGAAACGACAGCCTATTGGGGCGGTGAGACTTCACGCCTATTGCAGTTAAAAGCCTATGCAAAACACCCTGAGTTGTTGGTTACGATTGAGAAGTTAAAAAAAGAGGCTAAAGCAAATAATGCTAAAGCCCAAATGTTATTAGATACCGTTTATACCCCCGAATTAATGAATTATTCTAAAAGGTTACTACGTTGGGAAGCGCGAATAAAAGCCCGTAAGTTAGAGAGACTCGGTTTACCGACTGGATTATTTGATTTTATCAAGTACCAGCAAGAAAACCCCGATGTCCTTACCGTACTGTGGCGACAAGCGTTTGACCCTATATTTGACACTTTCAAGGGGCAAGCTATGCCGTACTCTACCGATGATGATTTACACCAGTTACTAAAAGATAAGCTCAAGACGGTTACGCCTAGCGGTCGTATCAGTTACACCAAAGCGAACAATGCGATGAACTTTTTCCACCTTGTCCGTGATGTTGGTCTGAACGTTGTTAAGTCTCGTTATTCTTCAAGCACTTTTTACGATAATTTGAAAAATCTCACCGATGCAGGTCTTTCAAAAGCATGGCTGCAAAATCTCCACACGAAAAGAAAAGGCGACATTGTACCACTCGTTAATTTTTGTCATGTTGATTTTGTTGCTCAGTTTCCTGTTGGCTATGTTCCTCCAGTTTCGAAGTTTAATTTATCTCTAGTTGCATAAGGTTTATATCATGAAATATTTAGTCACGCGCATTGAAAAAGTATTGAAGTCGGGCACTTCTAAGACGGGTAATGCTTATTCTCTTGATTTTACGAACGTTACTTTTTCCGTACCTGTTAACGATCCTTTAGCGTTTGGCTCGAAAGAGACGACGTTTCAATATGGTTCGGCTGAAAAGTTTTCTAATCTTGAGGCGTTACGCGGTCGC